AAAGGCGGCGTTAAACGCCGTAAAATCTCTGACTGGGAAATATCAGAGAGGCAGGAAATCAACAGGGCGGCTCTTTCAATTCAGGCCAAATATCGCACCAGCTCTCAGGAAACATATCCTTTCGAGAAACCTGACCACCTGTACATTTCTCAATTAAAGCGGCATAACGGACGGGAACGGGTTTTAAACCGCGAGCCATTTGATTGATAAACGACGGAGCGATGCCGGTCTTTTTTGACAACTTCGCCTGATTGCCCCGTATGGAACAATAATCTTTCAAATCCATAAAAATCCTATAAATCTCTTTTAGCAAGGTTAAACTTTAGCAAGAGTATATCATAGCTAAATTAAAAATAGTAGCATTGTTATATGTAGCTTTGCTTTATATTTATGCTTGTTATACGGAGACATCATCATGACCCGCTTAGATAGAATTAAAAATTTGATAAATGAACGATTTAACGGAAATCAGGCAGAATTCGCACGAGCAATAAAAAAAAGCCCAGCACAAATCAACCAATGGCTGAACGGATACAGAAACATCGGAGATGGTGTGGCAAGCCACATTGAAAACGCACTTGAGCTTCCGAGAGGCTGGATTGACGGAAAAGAAGGACAACCTCCCAAAACGGAATCAAACGCAACCGTTATCGGCACGGTGGACGCATGGGACAGCCGCACCCCGCTATCGGGCGATGATTGCGAAGTCCCTTTCTACAAAGACATCCACCTGGCAGCGGGCAACGGCTTTTCAGACGACATCGAAGACTACAACGGCTACAAGCTGCGTTTCTCAAAAGCAACACTTCGGCGGCACGGTATCAACCCCGCCGCCGTGATCTGCGTCTGCGCCGACGGCGACAGCATGGAACCTGTATTTCCTGACGGCGCAACATTGGGTATAAATACCGCCGATAAAACCGTAAAAGACGGAAAAATCTACGCCGTCAACCACGGCGGGCTGTTACGCACAAAAATCCTGCAAAAACTGCCTGACAATAAAATCCGTATCAAAAGCTACAATGCCGAGGCCTACCCCGACGAAGAAGCGGATGCGTCCGATATAAACATCATCGGCCGCGTTTTCTGGTGGAGTGTGATGGATTAAGATACTTGGACGACTGATTTTTTACCGCGTATTGCGCGGTATAACTAAAAAGATATAATATATATAAAAGGGCACGCATGGAGCTGACCGTCCACTTTAACGCCGAGCAGGATTTAGACCGTTTTTTTGAAAAAGACGAAGAAGCGGTCGGTTATCTCGATACCGCCATCGAGATGATTCAGTCGGACTCTGCTATTTTTGATGGCTTATACAAAAACAGATACTTCAGAGAATATGGCGAACCCATAGGCCCGATTGATTTGGAAGTGAATCCCATATTGTCATTATGGGAAAAAGACATCAAAGTTTTACGCGTCCGATTTAGCAGCGAAGAAGCAGCCGGATACAGAATAATTTACGCACCATGCCATGAAAAACAGCCAAACGGCACATATATCCGCCGCATAGATATATTGGCTGTTGTAAATAAGAATACAGACAAATTCAACTATCAGTTAGACCATCCCATTACACAACGGATCATCAAAGACTATGAAGAACTATACTCAAACTAACGGCAAATGGGTTCAAATTGGGGCAACACTTACCATTGCTGTTTCCACATGTATAGCGCCAACTCCAACATCTGCCACTCCCGTTACCCACATAAACTGCCTGCGTATAAACGGGCAGATTAAATGCGTCAAACCGATCAGCCCCAACACTACCCCCGCCGCAGAGCATATTGAGCATGTGCGGAAAAATCCGCGCCGCAAAGCAGCGATGGACAGGGCGGCAGCGAAAATTGCCGATAAAATAGCCCTCAAAGCAGGCGGGGAAACATTTGTCAGCCTAAGGATGAAAAAGGGGTTTACCCAGTCTGAATTGGCAGCCGCCGCAGGATTGCGTCAACCCCATCTGTCCCGCATCGAAAACAGCAAACAATCCCTGCATAATGAGACTGTACAAAAACTGGCAAACGCATTAGGCGTTTCCCCGCTTGAGGTTCGCGCAGCGTTCGAACGGCAGTACGAATACATGGAGCAGGCATGATTCACTTAAATGTACACTATTGCGATGAAATCATCCGCCATGCAGAAAATGACAAATACAGCCTAATAGGAATTTTGCCTGATGTATGTCATATCCCGGCGCAACAATCTATTTTAGGTCGTCTATGCCTGTCTATTTCATTTTACGCTGATGATGAGTATATGCAGACATTGCAAACCAAACCAATCTTTTTAGAGATTGTTCACAACGACGATGTAATTTCCAATTTTGAAATCCCACCGTATGATAGTGTCGATCAAGAAGAAAGTATTTCATTCATGCTGCACCAAACAGTTAGCGGCCTTCCCGTTTCTAACGGTGACCGTATTTATGTAAGAATGAAAACACACAACCATATTCTCTCCGAGAGCCACCCTCTGTTTTTTTCTTGGCTTC